CTATAAGCGTGTATGTGGTATACTCGATAGAGAAGGGATAGAGTATGATAGCAAGGCTGTTGTAGAGGTTATTAAGAAGTTCTTTCCTGACTGGCGACGTGTACTAAATGAGCTACAGCGTTACTCTGCTACCGGTCGTATTGATACTGGTATACTTGTTAACATCACAGAAGAGAACTTGAAAGCTCTTGTAGCTTTATTGAAAGTAAAGAACTTTAGTGAAGTACGCAAATGGGTTGGTGAGAATAATGATATTGATCATACCACATTCTTTCGTAAGCTATATGATACCGCATCTGAATATTTAAAACCAAACTCTATTCCAATGCTCGTGATGACGATTGCTGACTATCAATATAAAGCAGCATTCGTTGCAGATCACGAGATAAATATTTTGGCTTGTCTAACTGAAATTATGGCCGAAGGAGATTTTAAATGACACAGTTGCTTAGTGAATATGAAAACAATGGTATCAATGCAAGAGTTGTAAAGACACAAGACGAGAAGTTTCAAGTACTCGTATTCAATCTTAACAGTGGACAGGAACTTGCAAAGTTCTTCAACAGCTATACAGAAGCTACCAAGTATGCTGAAACATCAACTCACCAACAGTTAAACGGATGAAAACTATTATTCATGTCAACCAAGCTCATATTCGAAAGAACATAAGAGCTGAAGAAGAGAACCGAGAGCCTGTCCTTACTGTTAAGACATATAAGGATAACCGGTATGCTAACATAGCAATCATTCACGGCCCTAGTAAGATTATATACTCACCTGATAAACCACTTAGCTGTGGTGCAAGGGTGTGGATAGAAACTGAGGGTAAGGTCGATGTTGAATGAATCCGTTGCTGGAATTTTTACTTGGATTAGGGATGACTTCAATTCTAACCGGGTACGCTTTGGTATTGAGTTACTGGCTTGGGCTATTTCTATTAGTTGTAGTATCACTATGGCTCTCACTGTGCCTAGCCCACCTCTTCTCATACTCTATCCTATATGGATCACTGGTTGTGCTTTGTATTCTTGGGCTGCTTGGTCACGTCGGAGCTTTGGGATGCTGGCCAATTATTTGTTATTAACCACGATCGATGCAATCGGTCTTTTAAGGATGGTACTGTGAAAATCTCTGGATTATTATATCAAGTTGACTACCTGAGTGATGAAGAAATGAAAGGTAATATTGGCCTTGCAGACTTCAATAAACAACGCATAATGATCAATCGTGATCATACTAGTCAAACACAACGTATTGCCCTGTTGCATGAAACGTTGCACATATTGGATAGTACCTATGGTCTTGGTCTTACCGAGAAGCAAGTAGTACATCTGACTCACGCCTTAGTTGGTCTGGTCACCGATAACCCAGAGTTAACATTATAATAACATGAATCCCTTTGATTATGTAAATGCGATAAACAGTTCTAAACAGGATCTACTTAAAGAGTCGGAAGCAGAAAAGCACTACCCAGCCTTCATGGTAAACAAGGCACTATCTTATTTCCCGGACACGTTATTGTACGCTAATGAGATGAATCGGCACCATCACCTAGATGGAAAGCTCCAGTTTTACTTTTTTCTAAATAGTATAAGACCTGCAAAGCGATTTGCAAAGTGGGTGAAGAAACAAGAAGATAATGACCTTACTGCTGTCATGGAATATTATGGTTACGGGCCAGAAAAGGCAAAAAGCGCATTATCCATCCTTTCTTCAGATCAACTGATCACTATAAAACAAAAATTAGAAAAAGGTGGACGATTATGAACATTATTGACAGTCTGGTGGAAGTTGCGCTGGCCTCTGAAGAAGACTTTCTCAAGATCAAAGAAACACTGACACGTATCGGTGTTGCATCGCGTAAAGATAAAAAACTATTTCAATCATGCCATATCTTGCATAAGCAAGGTAGGTATTATATTGTGCACTTCAAAGAGCTATTTGCTCTTGATGGTAAACCATCCAACTTCTCAGATGATGATAAGGCGCGCCGCAACACAATCATTAACTTGATCGCAGAATGGGGTCTAGTGAAATTGATCAACCCACAAAAATCAAGCACACCAGTTGCTCCTTTCTCTCAAGTTAAAGTTATCACACACAAAGAGAAGGATGAGTGGGAGTTGGTTGCCAAATACAATATTGGTAAAAAGAGATAACATATGAGTGATTTATTATGGGATTACCGTTTCTTGCAGTTAGCAGAAACAGTAGCATCGTGGTCAAAGGATCCATCTACAAAAGTAGGAAGCGTAATTGTAGATTCCAAACGTAGAGTTATTGGAATGGGGTACAATGGATTCCCGCGCGGAGTAGATGATGATGATCATCGATATCAAGATCGTGAGCTAAAGTTAAAACTTGTATGCCATGCAGAACGGAATGCACTTGATAACGCGCTGGGGAGTGTTGAAGGGTCAACGTTGTACGCGACATTCTTCCCCTGCAACGAATGCGTCAAAAGTATTATCCAGAGGGGAGTTAAAAGAGTAGTAACATTTGTTCCCCCGCCAGGAAAACAACTGTTGTTTAATCATGGGTTTTCGTATATAATGCTTAAAGAGGCTGGTGTAGAACTTCATCAGCTCGCTTATATTTTATTTGAGAGGTGGAAAAATGACCCAAGCGACATCCGTGGATTCGATCCGCTCGACCCTAAAGTCGAACATATGTAAAGTTATATTCACTAAGAAGAATGGTGAACTTCGTGAGATGATATGCACTCTACGCGAAGACGTTGTAGTTCCTCACGAAAAGACTACCGATCGTGTGAAAGAAGTGAATGAGGAAGTTCTGGCTGTTTGGGATTGTGAAAAGAATGCGTGGAGATCTTTTCGAATTGATAGTATAATTGGGGTTCACGTCAATATGGAGAATAACAATGTACCAGCGTAAAGCCAATATGAAACCAGCTGTACTCGACGATAATGTCCGTATCCCTCTAGGTGCACTGACAGAGTTCATTCTAAACTGTGAGCTAGCTCTGAGTGCTAGAGGCCAGGAAGATGAGGCATTCCGCTTTGAATGTATTAGAGAGTATCTCCAGCAAGAATTTACTCCTGCTAAGGGCTTACACTTCAAGCCGGGAGTGATTGGATTATAAATACTAAAAACACCACAGGATTATTGTATGCACATTAAAGAAGCATAGCAGTAGTAGGAGAAGGCGCACAGGCGAAAGTCTATGCGCCTTTTTTGTTTTTAACTCTAACAAGAAGGACAGCGCATGAAAAAAGCACGACTTGCTGAAGCCTCCATTCATCATCTCCCTGATCAACCAAGAAGAAAGCTCAAACTTAGAATCGACGATCTTCTGACATTTGAACCCCTAACAAAAAACCAATCCAAATTCTTCGACCTCTACAAACAAGGAACACAAGCAATCATGCTGCACGGTGCAGCTGGTACAGGAAAGACATTCATTGCACTCTACAAAGCATTAGAAGAGGTGATGGATAAAAGTAACACATACGATAAGGTAGTATTAGTAAGATCAGTAGTACCTTCAAGAGAAATTGGACATCTACCAGGAGATGAGAAAGAGAAGACTGACGTATATCTTGCTCCCTACAAAGCAATCTGTCAAGACCTATTCCAAACTGAACAAGCATATGAAAGACTAGTTGAACAAAAGAATATTGAATTTATGATTACATCTTTCATTCGTGGTATCACTATAGACAATTCAGTAATTATTGTTGATGAGTGCCAGAATATGACCTTCCAAGAGTTGAGTTCAATTATAACTCGAGTTGGAGAAGGATCAAAGATTATATTTTGTGGTGATTTTAAACAGACAGATCTATGTAAAAGGCATGATCAATCTGGCCTCAGAGACTTTGTAGAGGTTATCAACAGAATGCCATCATTCAGAAACGTGGAGTTCGAAGTTGATGACATCGTACGCAGCTCCCTTGTCAAAGAGTTTATTGTAGCAAATTTACACGTAGAATCAATAAAAAGTTGACTTCCAGATGTGACTGATGTATAAATAGGAGTGTACTGCCTTCGGGGGTACACTTCAATTTATTTTAACCTTGCTTAATAGGAGGTCTTCATGACTAAAGACGCATTTTCTGCATTAGCTAATTCCATTGCTTTCGGTCCCGGTTTCAAACTTGGTACAAAAGATATTGATAAGTTCTTCGTTGGTTTCGACGAGTCTTTCAATAAGATGGCTAAACTGCACGACGAAGTAACAAAAAACATTCCTAACTACCCACCGTACAACATTAAGAAGACAGACGATAACTCTTATGAGATTGAGCTTGCTGTTGCTGGTTTCGCAAAACAGAACATTAAGATTGATCTTGAAGATGATAAACTAATCGTCACTGGTCTTACTGATGGTGCCGAAAACGAAACCAAAGAAGATGCAATGTATCTTTGGAAGGGTATTGCAAATCGTGCGTTCACTCGTACATTTGTTCTCAACGATCAAGTTGAAGTTAAGAATGCTGAACTGTTGAACGGTATGCTTAAAGTATTCTTGGAAAGGATTATTCCTGAACACAAGAAGCCTAAGTCAATTCCAATCAACGAAAAGACTCCCACTTCAAAAGAGTACCTAGTGGAGGACAAATGAGTTCTGTAACCACTGACGAATTTTGGTCATGGGTCAAGAAAACATTTACTCCGCAGTATAGGAAAGAGATCGAGGACTACTTAGCAGAGTCTAAAGATCACTATGATGTTGAAAGACGTATCACACTTCTGCAACGTAGAGGTATGATTTAACTGAACGAGGGGACTCCGTGTCCCCTCTTAATTAAGGAATCATAATGACAATCGGAGTAATTAAATTAATCACTGGTGAAGAAATTATTGGTGAGATTGAGATTCAACCAACCTTCGTTACATTAACCAATGTTGGTGTTGTTCAACTAGTACCTACCCAAACAGGGGTTGGTATGTCCCTGTATCCCTTTGCTCCGTATGCAGATGAGAGTAAGTTCTCATTTAAAAATGAGCATATCATCACATCCTTTGAACCATCTATAGATCTTCGAAACAACTATAACAAGATGTTCGGCTCTGGTATTCAGATCGCTTCTGCAGGATCGTTGAAGTAATATTATTTTTG